TGCCACGCCCACTCCAGGTAATACCCGAGAAGGCCAAGCCGTCGCAAGCATCGAAAGTGGAATAGCTCGCAGAACCCGAGACTTTGCAATTTGAAAAAGTCAAGTCATCAAGATCGTTCGCATCAATTACAAGATCCGTAATTCCAATCATAGAGCAGCCGTCAATCGTAATATCGTTTGACTGAAACCCTGTCTTGAAATCAAACGCTTGACGGATTCCAGAGAAGGTGATACCCGAGAAGGTTGATGAGTCAAGCCCTGTAAAATAAAACGCAAATGGAGGAGACACTAGGTCAGAAGTGCCGACAAAGCGACAATTTGACCAACTATGATGCACAGGCTGATTGTCTGCCGCGCCACTCACATATATTATGGCCTTGCCAGTATCTCCGGCAAGCCCTGTTTTTGTCTGGGTAAACGAGCAATTGTCAACAGTCAGATTGTCGAAGTCTTCGCCAAAGCGGAAAACCTGCCGATGGCTGATAAAGTTCAAATCTTGGATCATCCAGGTATCGCCCGCAAGATAGAACCAATCAGTTGATACAGCCTGGCTCCCAGTGTCCGCGATTGTTACGGTATGCCCCGCGCCCTCAATAAAGATGTTAGTTGTGTAAATCGTGCTAGGAGTCGCACCGTCTGGTTCCGTCGTATCGCTCCAGAGCTTGATTACATCACTACTATCAGCCTCAACGATTGCATCATAGAGCGTGCTGTATTCGTGTCGGTCGCCTACATTGAGCGTTTCTGCCGACGCAGCAAGCACCAGGCAGAGCGTGAGGAGTGAGAAGAGTATTCGCTTCATGTTGTTCCCTTTTTCTGTGAATCGCTGCCCTTTTTCGCCACCGAATAAAGGGAGTAGATTGTCGTCTGTACCATCATCCATTGCTCACCTGAAATGTGACCAAGCGCACAAAGCACCACCGAGCAGATTGTTGTAGTGACTGCGAGAATCAAAGTCCGCAAGCCTATTGCATTGTTACGCATCGAGAACTTGACCCTGTGCTACGGTGTAGTAATATGTCAAATCACTAATATCATCGCGAACCGTTACACTAATCGACGCACCATTCATGAGGCGCACATTAAGCAGCTCACTCGGTTCCATGTACTTGCCGCCGCTGTACTTGTATTGGCCCAAATTCATCAGAGCCTCCAATAAAAAAGGGCTGCCCCGAAAGACAGCCCTCCACCAAAAGAACACCAGCCCTCCCGAAGGAGAGTCCCTTACCCTGCCGAAGCAGGAATCATCCGCTATGGATTGTTGAAATTTGCAACGCCCTTATCGACAAGCAAACTCGAACCGAAGATCATCGAAACGACCATGCTCCATGCCTGGTGATTAACATCCCACTGCACATCGACAGTAAGAGCCTTTTGGATAGCGAAGCCAACGGACTTTGGATGCCACAGAGTAGCACTCTCGTCGCCTGTACCGCCATCACCATCCCAGTCATCGGAAACATAAACAGGGGCACCAAGCATAACGCCATCTGCACCAGTTGACAAGATTCCAGGGCCTTCACCACGAACCTCGGAAGCCTTGAACTCTGTCAGGGCTGCGAGAGTCGCATACAATTCAGGGGAAACACCAAAGGCACAATCACGAACCTTAACACCGTCGATGTTTAGGTTAGTCTGTGCTTCAAGGTATTTTGCATAAGTGATAGTATTGTCAGTACCAAGAGTCACATCATTGGTAGTGGCACTCTGGATGATTCCAGCGAGATAGGCTTCAAACTGCTTGAGGCAAGCATAAGCCGCGCTCTTACCATACGCTTCGATCAAGTCTTCGTTTGACTGGATCTGTGCAATATCTTCGATCCGCTTGGCAACATAGATATACTGGTTGAACGAGATTGTTGCACTCGAATCAGTGTTAGTCGTGTATTCAACAGCGGTATCCGCGCTCTTCGTTGCTGCACTTTCCTCGGTCAACAGAGGTACTTGAATTGCCTTTGCGCCTGGGACAGCGAGAGAAGAGTAATCGGTACAGAAGGAACCAATACGAAGATCCTGCTCGAAGTAGCTCAAGGCCACATCGGCAATGCGGGTAGCTAAATAAGCTGCCGCTGTGGTGGTGGTTACATTAGCATCAGCCATTATTCAATTCCTTTAACTTGTCAGCCGTTGATAGTAGTCCGCTAATTCTGCGCTTCGGGCTTTGCGTTCTCCTGGAGTCATCGCACGGATAGCCTCTCGAGTCAGCTCTGCGCCGGAAGCAGAAGATGCAGCGGGTTTCTTTACGACTGCCGGAGGCGTTTGTCCGTTTAGCCTCGTAACCAGTGCCTCCAGCTGGTCAAGTGGCATCTCACCGAAAGCAGCTTTATCCTCATCGGACAAATTCGCAGTTAACGCGGTGCGACGCGTAGCCTCGTAAGCATCGAGTTTAACGGCCTTTGCTTCTGCTGCCTCGAGCTTCCCTTGCATCTCGGTGGTAAGCGTTTCAAACTCACCTTTGCGTACAAGTTCAGCTTGTCGTGCTGCGTCTGCGTTTGCCGTGTTCGTTGCCACGAGAGCCTCTGCTGCCTTCATGCGCTCATTGATCTCGTCAAATCGCGCCTTTGGAATTGAACCATTCGCTGATTCGGGCGGAGTCACAGATTCGCTCTGTGTGGCGGTGCTGGTGGTTTCTTCTGACATGGTATTTTTCCTTTGGATTATCCCTTACAGGATGTTAAGTGGTACGGTAGTACTTTTTTGCGCTCGTGTCAACAAAGCGTTAACCCGCTTATTGTATTCTCTTATCGCGTACGCTTCAATGCCTGCCTCTAATGGCTTCTCAGCGGTCGAGATAGCGCGGCCTTGCTCTGCATTGTGAATCATTCGCTGACCCCAGACAGTCCAGCCGATCGCGACTCCGTTTGCGTTTATGTCGCCCTTCACCTTCAAGTCACGGAGCATATCGCCTGTGAGCTGAAGATCTGGTTTCGTGCTGGTGCTGGATTGCCGCTTGAAGCCGCCGTCCGCCTTGTGCTTTGCATACTCGCCAGTGTAAGCCTTGAACCTGCCATCTACACCCTTGCCGCTCTTCGTCAAGACCTTGATCTTGCGAACAAGAGTCATGCCAAGTTTACGCCACCAAGACGAGCCGAGAGATAGTGCTGATTCAAGATTCATCTCGACGCTCCCTTAGCGTTTGCGGAGTCTTCCACTTGCCATCGGCTTCCTTATCTGCGATGATCGTCTCAGCCTTGGCCGTGTTGTCTTCGTCCACTTCCTCAATGGGAGTCCACTGGTGACGGCAGTTGAACCCGCCTCCATCACCAAAGCCACCAGGATAAGCGGCCTCAATTTCTTCGTATGTCATCTCACCCGCTGCACCCATCGCAAGGCAAATAGGACGAGTCTTATCATCTTGCGGCCCCTCGTATGAGTATTTCTGGCCCGCTGGTGCAGTCTTTGCCATCGCTTCATTGACGCTCCTCGAGTAGGTGTTGAGAGCCGTATTCGCTATCGTGTCAGCGTTTGTAGGCGATACGACAGAACGCAAGACGCTCCGCATCTCTTCCGGCCCAAGGTCACGCACAACTGCTCGCACGAGTTCGCTCTGAACCGTTGCCGCCTGCCCTTCCACGAACGATAGAAAAGTAGCCTGCTCGCTGATTGTGATAGCCGTGAGCATTTCCTCGGTCATCTGGCCGAAGGTAGACAAACCAGCAAGCACGCCTCCCTCAAAGGTCGCCAGCACACCAGCCGCTCCCTCCGCAAGGCCAAACTCAGTCATGATAACAGAGCGAAACTCCTCGCCTGCCAGAGCCTGGATGATCGCCAAACGATCAGAGCCTTGCGCCACCATGTCTTGAACGAACTGCACGGATAGAGCCTCCATGCGCTCCACTCGTTGAGCGTACTTCGCAGCCGCTCGGTCGATTGCTTGCCGTACTGCTTTAGGCATTGCTTACACCTTTCGATTGAGCAACGCCGTGAGCGGTGTAGAAGCAGGCGGTTCCTCTGCGAGTCGCTCAGCCTGCACCTCTTCCGGTGTGCGGTCTGGATCGTTCAGGTTGAACCAGTCCTGCTTGGATGCCAAGTTGTTCGTCCACTTCCACTCCCAGTCAGCTCGCTCCTCAGCTGCACTGAGCGGAATGTGTGGTTCTGCGAAGTTGACATGATACTTGTCTTCAATGTTGATCTTGAACACTGCCAAGATCTCACGATCAATAGCGAAGCGATCATTCTCAACAACTCGCAAGCTGTGGAAGTCACTCATCACGGCCTCGGTAAGATCAACCTCCAAGATCCGCTGGTGTTCGCCACTCGTTGCACCTCCACCCTCTGCCCACTTGATTGTCAAATGATTCGTGTAAGCTGCCGACTCTACCACCCATCGTTGAATAGCGATAATGCGAGTTAAGTCGCTCGTCGGTGTAGCAAAGTCAAAGCGCGCGCCCTCTGGGAGCTTCCACAGATTGTAAGGGCCAACATTTAACTCGTCTCGATCATTGATACCACTCGCCACAGGCTGCCCAAGTGATTGGAACATTGCACCGAGCATCAGCTGAGTCCCGATTACATTGAAACTCGTCTGAGCGTTTGCGATGTCAGATGCAGGCGCACGCCACCAGCTACCAAGGTTCGCTCCGTTGTGCGACCATACCACAGGAAGCACGCCATACGGATTAACCTTGTCAGGATTGTCATCACTGACTGCAAAGGTTTCGCCCGAACGGTTCGCAAGGAAGTGAGCGTCTGCCGTCCACACTGCCCAGAGCTGATCCTCTGCTTTTGCGTACTCACCCGATAGCGGATAAGCGATGCCGCTGGGGTCTGCTTCACCTTCCAGCCAGATCGGCTCAAAGATCGTGACAACTTCAGGTATCAGCCTCTCAAGATCTGTATCGTACCTACGCAAGAGAGCAACCGTGCCGAGCAGCTTCGTCATACGATCCAGCTCAAGCATTGCCGCGTCTATGTCACCAATCTTCTCGAGATACTTCTCATCAGCTGTGCGTTCTGGCTTATCCTTATACGCCACGGCCCTCGCATCAATCAGCTTGCGAGCGATTCGTTGCTTCATCACTGGCGAGTTTTCCATCGCCTCTCGCGGGAAGTACTTCGTTACATCGCCCTCAATGCCAACGCCTGAGTATGATTGCAACAGAGCAAGCCGCTCGTTACGCCTGGTGGAGGAGCCTTGCAGATGCCTCCGAAGCGCATAGCCGATGCTCGTTGGATCTAATAGTTGGACGATCATTCTAGTACCTCTTACTCATTGTGGCGCGTGCAATTGCGACGCTCCATTTATACTCGATAGGATAAGAGCCAGCGTCTAAAAAGTGCGTGCGCTCATCGTCTTGCTTTGCAATTCCGCCATACTTATCGCGAGTAACCTGCTCAAGGTCTGCGATAAATTCACGGCATTTGGGGTCAACATACATTCCCACTCTGCCCTCTGCGTTCTTCAGCTTGGCGTTCAGTGCGTTCAGGCGGTCACGGTGCGTAGGATGCGCCTTGCGCGCGTACACGCGAAAGCCGTATTTCTCTAGGATCTTGTGATCGCTTGTGGTGCTTGTGGTTGAGCGAGCCTTACCAGCTGGATCGGGGAACACATTAACGAGCTGTGGATACCGTGCCCTCAATTCCTGCGCCATCTCTTCCGTATTCGAGTTGCGCAAGCAGATCTCGTCTGAGTAGTGGATCACATCGTTGGAGTACTCGTGAGCGATAACGCAAGCCATCTTGCCTACATTGAAGTCAAGTCCTGCCCAGATCTCGCCCTTATCACCATCGAAGGTCTTCACATGAAT